GCCTTGATAGCCTCGGCGGCAAGTACGTTGAGGGTAAGGGCGACGGCACTAGCGACGACATCGCCGCGATGCTGGCCAACGGTGAGTATGTCTTCTCCGCCGACGTAGTCTCGGCGCTGGGCAACGGCTCCAACAAGGCCGGGGCCAAGGAACTGGACCAGATGGTGCAGGCTATCCGAGCTCGGGCACGTTCCGCACCCCCCGACAAGCTCCCCCCGGATGCAAAGTCTCCACTAGAATACCTGAAATCCTCAAAGGGGAAAAAACATGGCTGATATGGGTCAATCATCGGCAACGACGACTACGACAACGCCGGAGTATTACACCAAGTACATGACGGACCTTGCTACGCAAGGTGGCGCGGCTGCGCCTAATTACGTCGGCGCCGACCCCTTGCAAACCAAGGGGTTTGAATTAGCGAACACCAACATGGGCAATTACAAGCCTGATTTAGACACCGCGGGTAACCTGATAAATAAGAGCGCGGCGGTAGACATCACCGGGGCCGCAAACCCGTACCTGACTGCTGGCACGTCCAGCTCCGCCGATCTGGTGGGCGGGTACATGAACCCCTACACCAAGAACGTGGTGGACCAGATCAGGATGGCCAACCAACAGAACATCGCCCAAAACTTGTCGCCGGGCATTACCGCTGGTGCGGTGGGCGCTGGCCAGTTTGGCTCGCAGCGCGGCGCCAATGCACTGGCGCTGGGCATCTCCAACGCCGACATTGGCGCGCTGTCCCAGCAGGCCGCAGCGCTGCAATCAGGTTACTCTGATGCGCTCAAGGCCGCGCAGGCCCAGCGCGCGAATCAGGTTAACGTAGGCCAGATCGCAGGCAACATGGCCACGGCAGAAGCCCAGAAAATTCGGGATGCAGCCACCAGCAGCGTGAACTTGGGCACCCAAAGACAGACCTCGGGCCTCACCGATGTGAACCAGTTACTTACCACTGGCGCGCAAAAGCAGCAGATAGAGCAGAACAAAGAGCTATTCCCGCTGGACGTGTTGGCCAAGAAAGCAAGCCTCTTGAGCGGCGCGTCGATACCCACGTCCACCACCAGCACAATGGACAGTTCTACACTGTCCAAAATTGCGACCTTGGGCTCCCTTGGTGCAGCGGCGTTTGCAAAAGATAAAAGCGGCGGGCCATCTTACGCTGAACGGTTTATGGACTGGATCAGCAAAGGTGAAAAAGGGCCTGCGCCTACTTATGGGGATACCGGAAATGCTCCTCAAACCGGCGGGCAACCGGGCGGTTCAGTAGGTTACACGCCCCCAAGCGTTATTTCGGATGGCCATGGCGGCTACGTAGACACCAAAACCAACCTTCCAGTAAAAGAAGACGGCACTGGGGCGGGAACCGGTCATTGGGAACAAGACGAAGAAAATAATCCGGTTTGGGTTCCAGATTAATAAGGAATAGATTATGGCTAACGAACAAACTGGCGGATTACCTATTGTTGACATTACCAAGGCAAACCTGTATGACACGCCCAAGTCTGCGCAACAAGAATTACTTGATGCTAACGAAGCGGGGTTAGCCGCGCTCCAACAGCGTTATGCCAACCCCAACTGGTTTAACGTAGCCGCAGGCTTTGCCAAACCCCAACTGGGCGGCTTTTTTGCGTCTTTGGGCAGTGCATCTCAAGCCCTTGGCGAGAACCTAGAGAAGCAGCGCGCTAATGAATTGCCGGTAGCTCAAATGCGGGCGCAAAACGCCATCATGCGAAACCAATTTGAGCAAAATCAAAAAGCTGTAGCGATGGAATCTAATAGGCTTGCCAAGGGCGAGCCAGTAACGCCGGGGTATGTGGCTAAATTAACAAATACTGCGCCAGATTCTCCTCAAGCAAAAGCTGCGGCGGCAGAACTTGCCACAATGACTCAAAACCGCCAATTAGAGTCTTCCGAAATAAGTTCACGGTCAAGCCAATACGGCCAAGCCCTAAAAGAAATTGAACTAAAAAACATGAATCATGGTTACAAAACCATAGATGAATTAAACGCCGCTTTACAAGCCGCAAAAGAAATGTATGGCCCAAAAGCGCCTTCTGAAGTGCGTTTACCGTCAGAAAACCCTGTTACTAAAGGCCAAGGCACTACAAGCGCTGTTGGCGGGGATACTGCTGCTGCTGGAGCGGGCACTGCTGGAGCGGGCACTGTTGGAGCGGGCACTGCTGGAGCGGGCACTGCGGTAAACCCACCTGTGGACGCTACTAAACCTATTACTTTTTATGGTGAAAAATTAACAGATGCAGGTCTTAAAGATTTTGAAGAAGCTGCTAAAAAAGACCCGGCCACCAAAGCAGCATTGCAAGACTACTATAGGCAGTACCCACCGGCTTGGTCGCATAAAGAGTACCCGGTGCCTAAACCAGCGGTCCCCGCTGATTTAGACATTGAAGCCAAAAATTCTTACTTAAAAGAAAACACAAAGGGCTCTACGGAATACGTAAACAACATTGCGGCTTTAGCAAACGATACAAGCACGGTTAATCGTCGGGAAAATTTAATAAACATAGTGGATCAATTGCACAAACCTACTGTGCAAACTTGGCTTGCTAGGAGCGACCCATCTTCTGTTGCAAGCATTGTGCGGAGCGCTTTAACTAGCGAGTCAATGCCTGCTTTTATATCAAAAATGGTTGCTGGCACAAACAATTTATTACCAACAGATTCCAAAACCTTGGTTTCTGATGTACAAAAATACATTCAAAATCTGGCATCGGAGCAACAGTACGCCAATCAAATGCAAAAGGCGCAGACAAATAAGCAGTTAGCTTTAGAACAATTTTCTGCGATAAGTCCTGAAATGCAACCGAAGGCAGCAATTCTTAAAGCTGCTGAAGAGTTACATAAAATACAGCGGCTAAGTTCATTGCCCTATATCCTTGAACCCTATGCGGCGGCGGGCCACCCCATATCAAGTATGCTTAATTCCGATAGGGTTGCGGAATACAACAGGCACTGGTCTGCGTTACACAGGGCTCTTCCGCAATTTGCAGAAAGGTTAGAACTTCCCACGGCATTGACTGTGCCTGATGCGTATAAACCCGGTTTTAACTACGAGTCTTTGAAAACCAAGGGGGCACAGTAATGGATGATGACTTTAACTATCTAAGCCCTTCTGTTAAGAAGAAAGAAAAGTCTGCGCCCGCTTTGCAAACAAAGCAAGCTGCCCCTATTGCGGCCCCTATTGCGGCCCCTATTGCGGCCCCTGTTGCGGCCCCTGTTGCTGATGCGCAAACAGCGCAACCCGCGTCTTCAGATCAAACAGATGGGGATGAAGGATTAAAGTATTTGCAACAAGGTAAACCCCCAGAGGATTTCACCAAGCTCATACAAAAAGCAAAGCGCGAAGCCAATATTTGGTCCGGTGGAGAAATTGGAACCGTTGTGGGCGCGGCGGGGCCTATAGCAAGGGGTATCGGGTCTTTTGTAGAAAATAAAGGTGCCGACATCCTCGCAAACGCTTTTAGCCGCATACCGGGGTTAACGGATCGTCTTAAAGGTTTAAGCACTTCGGGGGAAGACCTTACCTCTGGTGAAAAATGGAGTAAGCCAACAGGATATGGTGTAGGAAAAGGTTCGGTACAAGAGGTTAGTTCTAAATACCAACGCTTAAAAAATAAAGGCCCTGTATCGGGAAAACTGGATAAGCTCTATGGGCCAAAGTTGCCGGGCGAGCCCGATAGCTTAATTGACCGATTATTGTTTCGCATGCAAAATGCTGAAGCTGCTAATGAAGCAGCAAGAAGTGCTGCGCTTGCTGAAGAACCCTCTTTTGGAAAAGCTGTTAGTAGCGGCGCAAAAAATGTAGGCAATTTGTTTGGCTCATCGGCTTACGGAGCTTTGCACGGCATGAATTTAGCCAACCAAGCTCAAGAAGCCATGGACACATGGGGCACCAATACGGCAGAAGCGTTGGGCCATGTTACAAGCGGGTTAGGCAGTGCAGCGGATTTAGCAAGCAATTTTATGCCTGAAATGTTGCGGCAAGGTGTGCGTAAGTACGTGAGCCCTCTTGCTATGTTTGGCGCAGGCGCAGCAGATGTGGCCAAAGGCTACGGCGAAGCAACAGAACCGGCACAACCCGCCGAAACACAATCTGATTACGCAAAACGTGTTATGACCGGGCAGCTTCGTATGCCAAGCGCGGTAGCAAAAACCGCTATGGGCGTAGCTAACCCTCTTGTTGGGTTTGCCACTATGGCCCCGCCTCTTTCACTGGATTACGCTAGGGAAAATCCAGAACAAGTAAGGCAGTGGGCGGCGTTGGGCATGTACAACGATCCCGATGTAATAAAAATGGGGTTACAGTCACCCGCCAGCCAAAAAGGGCGATACGCAAGACAAATTGGCGCGGGACGCGGCTTGATTAACCAATAAATTATTTTCGGCCACAAGCCATGGCAGCGGATAAAAACAATACTAACAAAATCCATCCAAGCATGATTGTCTCCTAGGTCAATTCTGACCCTTAGCCCCCGTAACTGGGGGCTTCTTTTTTACATAGCCCCGCGCTTCTCGCTCAGTGCCCGCGCCACCTCGGCGTTGAGCGACTTCACGAACTTGATGCACTCGGCGCGCTCAATGCGGGCGTACTTCAGGGCCAGCTTCTCCTCAACCTTCTGCCCGAACTCCACGATGTCGAGGTTGTCGGTGTACAGGCCCTTGGGGTCGATGGGCTGGCTGGGGTCTTGGCTCTTGCAGTCCATGAGGATACGTTTCAGGTCGTCTTCGGTCATCATAGGGTTCTCCGGTTAGTGTAACTTTAGGTTTGAGTATAATACAAGCCATGACCCTAGCCGAATACTTTAAGACCGACGTGCGCGGCGCCAAGAGCGAGATGGCCGAATACCTCAAGATCACGCCCACGTGGATGGCGCTGCTTGTCGCGGGCAGGCGGCAGGCATCCCCGGTGCTGGCGCTCGCTATTGAGAAGGCCACTGGGGGTCTGGTGACCCGGCAGGAGCTTCGTCCTGACATCTTTCGGTGACCGCTTTGCGCCACTGGTCCAACAGCATCTTGTTGTCCTCCCTGAGCCGTTGGTTCTCATCGGTCAGGTCGTGGGCTAGGCGCGCTAGGTTTTCTCTTTTCCATGCGGCGAAATCAGCCATTTGTTTTATTCCAAGTTTCCGGGGTGAAGTTCTATCTTAGCCGCAAGATACGCTTTGTGAGCTTCTTGCGCTGTCTTGAATGATCCTATGTGAGTCTTTTTACCGCCCACAGCTATCTGCGCAATAAAACTGTATTTGGTGCGGTGGACGCCCAACAATTTACTTTTACTGTTTGAGCGAGCGGCTACCGCATTTTGGCAATTAAGTGCGGTTGGAACATCTCGTAAGTTGGATATGCGATTGTCATCTTTGACCCGATTCATGTGGTCTATATCTTTGCTTGGCCAACAACCGTAAACGTAAAACCATGCTAGTCTGTGCGCCCCGTAAAGTTTCCGTTCTACACATATTTGTCGATGTCCGTGCGAATCAAAAGTTCCCGCCATGTCGTTTGCACGAGCCAAATGCCCCCGGTAAACACGCCACCTAAAAATGCCAGTTTCTGGGTCGTAGTGCAGCAACTCGCGCAGGCGAGCTTGAGTTAAAATGTTTGTAGTCATGCGAAGTGTCTTTCGTGTTGATGAGAAACCCCACGCGGCTTGCAGGCCCTTGGGGTTTCGTTATTTTAGCTTTTTATAGCGTTTCATGGCGTCTAGCAAGATGTCTTGTACTTCACGTTTGGTTTCTAAACGTTCTAGCACCAGTTCGTCCACTGTTCCTTTAGCCAGTATTCGGTGAATAAATACCGGCCTGTCGTACCCTGCTTGCAACTGCCTAACAGGCCCAATCCGCTCAATAATTTGAAGGTGGTTTTCCAAATTGAAATCAACCGCGAAGAACACCAGTATGTTGCCGCCGTCCTGCAAGTTAAGGCCGTGCCCGGCGCTTGCCGGGTGGGCAAACATTAACGGTATTTTGCCCTCGTTCCAGTCGCGTATGGTCTGCGGGTTCTTGTCCAAGTGCCGCCCCTGCGGGAAGGCCTTTAGCAGCCGTGCAAGGTCGCTCCTGAAGTTGTAGGCCACCAGCACCGGCATGCCCGCGGCTTCCTCAACAATCGAGTCTAGGGCCTCTATCTTGGCCTTGTGCAGCTCGCGCCACTCAGCGGCGCCCTCACCCACGTACATGGCCCCGTTGGCGATCTGGAGGCACTTCTGGGTCTTTGCTGCGGCGTTGAACGCCTCAACCTCGTGCCCGGAGTCCAGCGACGTGAACATCTCCTTTTCCATCTCTTTATAGTGCTTGCGCGCCTTGGGCGGCAGCGTCACCATGATGTCGTTGATGATGGGCTTCTTCAGGTCAAACCAGTCCTTGGCCTCGATGGTCAGGCACACGTCGCGCAGCTTGTCCTGTATCTCTTTCTGGGCGTGGCGCATGGGCTCCAAGCCAAAGCCGTCGCGGGCCGTCTGAAACCAGCGCTGGCTAAAGGCCGTGAAGGTGCGCCCGAGGCGGTTGCCTGCGTCAAGGAACCACGCCTGCCCCCACAGGTCTTTGAGGCCGTTGCTGGCCGGTGTGCCGGTCAGCTCAATGATCCGGTCGATGCGGGTGTGCGCGATGGAGCCCAGCGCCTGCGCGCGCTTGCCGCCTTGGCGTAGCCTGAACGACTTGACCCGCGTGGACTCGTCCAGCACCACGGTGCGGTAGGGCCACTTGTCGCCCCAGTAGGCCACCAGCCAGACCAGTTGCTCGTAGTTGGTGGTGTAGACCTGCGCCGGGCTGCGCACGGCCTCTATGCGCTCCTTCTCCGTGCCCGTGATGGTCACGACGTTCATGCCGCACAAATGCTTCCACTTGAGCACCTCGTCTGGCCACGTGCCGGTGGCCACACGCAAGGGCGCCACGACCAGCACCGGGTCGTCCTCCACCATCAGGATCGCCTCGATGGCCGTGAGCGTGGCCACGGTCTTGCCCGTGCCCATACCGGCCCATACCGCGCAGCGCTTGCTGTCCAGTATGTGCTCGATGATCATGCCCTGATACGGGCGGGGGGTGAATACTTGTCTCATGCCACTAGCGCGTCTACGCCCTCCATGCTGTCGATTACCTCGACAAACTCGCCCAACCTGCGCATGCGGTTGTGCTCGCGTATCTGCGTAGAGCGAGGCTTGACGCCGGGTGCCTTGAGCTCAATCCAGATGGGCTGGCGCCCCGGCAGCATGACCCGGCGGTCCGGTGCGCCGACGTGGCCGATCCACTTGGCCTTGCGGATTTCGCCGCCCAGCTCTTTGACCCGTTTGACGAGGTACTTCTCGATGTCTGATTCGCGCATTAGTCTTTCCTGTATCGGTATGTTTCAAAGCCCGCTGCTGCCAGCGGCATGTCTTGCGCCCACGAGGGCGGTGTGGCCAGCAGCGCGGCCATGTGGTCCACGTTGTACTCGGGGCTGTCCGGTGCCTCGGCGATGATCTCGTCATGCACCGTGAGCACGATCTTGTAGCCCGCAGCTTCGATGAGCGGCATGTTCGCGGCCATCACGTCACGGGCGATGGCTTGGCACAGGTTCTCAAAGAGCTTGCCGCCGTGGGTGTGGACCCGCACCCACTTGCGCGTGAACTGGTCGATGCCCATGTAGGTGATGCCGTCCTCCACGACCTTAGGCGCCGGGTAGCACAGCGAGCGGCCCGAGGGCAGCGTGATCAGCAGCCAGCTCTTTGCGGCCTTGATCTTCCGGCCCAGCGTGGTGTAGGTCTGGCCCCGGGTGTGCAGGGCTTGCAGCACCACGTTCTTGAGCCTGCCCCAGTACCCTGATATGTTGGGGTGGGCGATGCGCCATGCGCGCTTAGTTACATCACAGGCCACAAAGGCATCGTCAGACAACCCGTAGCGCGGGCGCTTGTCTTTAATTACCCACTCCAAAAACTTGTCGGCCTTGGCCACCAGCTCCTCGTCAGCGTGCGCTAATACCTTTTCCGCAAAATCGTCAAGGTTTATGTTGTAGGCCCCGGCAAAGGTCGCAAAGGCCCCTACGCCGCCCTCAAATTGAAGGGCTAATTCTTGGATTTTCCCTATTTGTCTTTGTTCCTTGGTGACTTTATCCGAAGCAATGCCGAAGGACTTGCTGTAGGCCAGCTTGTACAGGTCGGGGCCGATGCCCTCGTCGAACTCGCGGAAGGCTTGGAGCTTCCATTCCTCGTTGGCCAACCAAGCAGCCGCGCGGCCCTCGATGTTGGCCAAGTCGGCAATAACCAGTTTCTGCCCATCTGGCGCCACGATGCAGCTACGGATGGACGAGCTGATCAGCTCCATGGTGTTGTCTGTGATCAGGTGTGCGCACTCGGCCTTGAGCGCCTCGATGCCTAGGTCGATCTGGTCTTGCTTGAGTGTGGGCCGGGGCAGGTTCTGGGGCTGGAACAGCCGCCCAGCCCAGCGGCCAGTGCGCGCCGCGCCATTGAACTGCAAGAGCCCGCGCAGGCGCCCATCCGCGCTGGTGCCTTTGCGCAGCACCTTGTACTTGGCCGTGCTGGTGGAGCTGGCCTGCAAGCGCACGCGCAGCAGCTCTTTTAGCGATGGGTCGATGTCCATGGCCAGCGTCTTCTCCACCGTGGCCATCTGGAGGTCCGGCATGTCGATACCGTAACTCTCAAGTATGTGTAAGCGCAGTGCTGCACCTTGCGTGGTATTGGTAACTTGGCCGTCGGTCAGCTCCACGGAGCGATCAGACAGCTCGCGCTGGGCCTTGCCCACGGCGTTGATGGCCGCGTCCACCAGCTCCATGTCGATGGCCACGCCCCGGTCGTTGATGGTCTGGTCGAGCTGCCACAGCGCCGTCTCCGCCGGGGTCATGTTCACCATGGGCATGAGCCGCATCACTTCGCGCATGGCCTCAATGTCCGAGGCCGCGTAGGCCTTGAAGCGCTCCCACTCCAGCGGGTGCGTCTCGCGGGTGGCTCGGCGCAGGATGCGGTTCTTGCCCAGCGGCTTGCAAAAGAGCTGGATCAGGCGCTTGCCGTCCTTGTCCTTGGCCTTGTCCGTGGGCAGGCCCAGCACCTCACAGAGCATGCCCAAGGACGCCGGTAGGCCGTGGCTCAGGGCTTGGATCATGGTGTCGTGAATGCGCGCCGTGGGTGTGTCTACGCCCCACACGTGGCGGATCACGGTGCGGTCAAAGTGGCTGTTGTGTATCACCACCTTGACGGCGGTATCTTTAAACACCGCCAGTATCCCGTCGGGGCGGGTATTGGGCAGGGTAAGGTCTAGCACCTGCACGGGGCCATCATCCCACGCCCACGCCATCAGCAGTATCTCCGCGTCTGCGGCGTACACGTGCGTGCCATGGGTGATGGGGGTCTCGGAGTACGTCTCCAAGTCCAAGTAAAGCGTTTTCACTACGTGCTACCGGTACGGGTTTTTTGGCTGCAATTGTGGTTGCGGTGTATTGCTCAGGGCGTGTATGACATCCGCGATACCTTCGAGCAAGGCCTCTGATTGGAGCAAACGGCCCACCAGCTCGGGGTTTTTTTTGGCGTAGCCGTCACCAAGGATTTCGTCTATCGCTTCGATGGCGTCCCATAGTTTGTTCTTAATTTTGCTCATGATAATTTCCGTGTATGTGTATGTAAGGTGGGGGTACTCGCTGCACTGTTTGCGCCACGCTTGTGCCGAAGTGCGTTAGGCTTGTGCCCTAACCAGCATCTGCTTTCCCCCCGAAAATCAAACCAAGTCGTCTGCGCTCAGGTCGTCAAAGTCGTCGGTATCGGCCACGCCGCCGCCTGCGAAGCTCTCACCGTCTTTGTAGAACTGCACGCCCATCAGCGTGGCGTTGATGCGCTTGCCGTAGTTGTTGTCCTGCACCCACAGCTCGATGCTGGCGTTGACGTAGCAACCCGCGTAGGGCTTGCCGTCCTGCGCCGTCAGCGGGGCCTTGTTCACGTCAATCACCAAGGGCTTGATCGCGTTGCGGGCGCTGATGTACATCATGCCCTCAAAGCCGTCGTAGTTGGCCTTGAGGTCACCGCTGTGCAGGCAGGTCTTGTCGGCTGCGCGGATGGTCTTGAGCATGGCGTCGGCCTTGGCGCCCCACTTCTCTTTGGCCACGGCGTCGATCGCCTCGGTAATGACCTTGATCTGTGGGTCCTTGGGGCTGATCAGGAACGCAGCAGAGAAGGCAGGCTTGCCCTCGCCGTTGACGGTCTTGGCCTCAAAGAGCTGGGGGAACGACAGGCGCACGTTGTTAAGTTTTACTTTCATGGGAATCTCCAAAGGTTAAGGGTTTGTCACGTCATCAAAATCAGAAGCGGTCGCTGACGTAACCAGTGCGGGACGCTTATCGGAAACAGGGGCCACCGAGGGGAAGCCCTCGGACTGGGTAATGAGCTCGGCGATCTTGGGCCACTGGCGCGGTCCTATCTCGCCTGCCTTGGCCAGCTTCTCTAAGCTGGTGGGGCTGGCCAGTTTGTAGTCATACATCTGGTCGTGCTTGATGCGCATGGACTTGAGCAGGGCCTCGGCGTCGTCTGCGCTGGTCCACTGCCGGTTGCCCTTCTTGCCCTGCACCAGCTTGTAGCCGGGCACGGGCTCGCCGGCCAGCAGGCGCCGCTCGACCTCAGCGCGCACGGCCTTGACCCACTTTTCGATCCAGGCGGCGTTGGCCATCACACGGGCCAAATCGTCGTCGTCCGCCGTCTCAGCGACCACGGTGTCAAAGTCGTTCATCACCGAGGTGCGGATGGCCGGGCACACGGCTTTGGCCCTGCACCACTGGCAACCCTTGGGCGATGGCACAAGCGGCGCGTCAGGCTGGTGGGTAAGCTCGGCTGAGAACTGCACCTCAGCGGCGAAGTTGTTCAGGTCGTCAACGCTCAGGCTCCACTCAGGCGCCGCGCCAAGGCGGGGCTGGATGATGCCGACGCGCACGCGCTGGAAGTCGTAGGCGATGTCCCACTCCTTGAGCACGCCGCAGGCGTACATCAAGAGCTGCGGGTTGTTCTCGGCCTGCACCTCCACGCCGCGCCCGAACTTGGCGTCCAGCACGATCAGCTCGTCCGGGGTCAGGATAACGGCGTCGGCTGTGCCTTGGGCGCCGCTCTCCATAGTCAGGTGGTCGATGCCCACGCGCTGCTCCACCAGCAGGCGCCCCTTGGTGGCCCTAACAACGTCGCGCACGTGGTCCACGTACTTCTGCACGGCCTGCGCCTGCTCTGGCTGCAAGATCAGCCCGGTCTCGGTGTCGGTCACGCCGATGTAGCCAGAGGCGTCAGTGTTCGCCGCGAGGCAGTGCGCCGCCACGGTGTGCATCATCGCGCCCTCGGACGCCGCGTCCGAGCTGGTGTCCGGGATGTCCTTGGACAGCGCCACCGAGCCGGGGCAGGTCATCCAGCGCACGGCGCTGCTGGGTGATAACTGGGCGTGTGTGCTCATGTCGCCACCTCTTCGGGTTTGAATTCCTCTGCGTCCGCAGTGCCTGCCGCCACCAGCACTTGGTAGCGGATAACATCTATGCGGCGTGTCTTTGGGGTACGCGATATGCCCCACGCCACAGCACAGTCCGCGATGTCGTCGTATTTGATGCCGCCACCGCTGTCATTGGACTCCCAGCGGGCTTTGAATTCTTCTTTAGTCATTGCTGTCATGTCAGCTCCGCCAAGAAGGCCGCGTAGTCGGCGGGCTTGAGCTGGGGACCCTTGGCCGCGCCGAACTTGGCCAGCGCCGCCATAACCTTGACCCGGTCCTTGGGGAAGGTATCGGTGATGGCCTTGGCCACCATGTCGTAGGTCACCTCAGTCGTTGGCGTAACGGTCGTAGGACCTGACTCCGACGTAACGTTGGCTGTCGGCGCTTCGGCCTTGGGGCGCAGCTTTGGGATGGGGGGCACCTCCTGCGGGGCAGGTACGCTTACTTGGGCGCTCTGTAGGGTAGCGTTGAGGGCGTTCACTGCGTCGGTGAGGCCCCGGATTGTGTCTTCTAGGCTCATGTGTGTATCTCCGTTAACCCACAACACAATTATTGTGGCGGGGTGATCTTACATCACTTTTTGGCTAGTTGCTGTAACTTTTTAAAAAATATTTGTTGTAAACCACAAAGTTCTGTTGTAGGATCGGGCTCCCTACAACTTTTTGGAGTACACCCACATGGACTACATGAATTGGAACCCTTACAAACGCATCGCCGAACTAGAGGCGATGCACACCAAAAACCTAGCCGTGCTCGACACGTTGGCTTATAAGATAAACGACTTGAATAATAGGCACAAGGCCCTTCACAACTGGGTGGGGTCTTTAGCAGACCGCCACATAGAGATGAACAAACAGCTCAACCCCTACGCCGCTGCCCCTGTGCGCAGCGAGGGCGAGCCGGTGTTCGCCGAGGCTGAGGTGGCCAGCGAGGCCGAGCAAAGGCGCCTGAAGCGGCGCGAGTACAAACGTGCTTGGTACGTCAAGCAAAAGGCCAAGACCAAGAAGGCCGAATACCAGCGCTTTTACCGGGAGCGCAAGAAGGCCGAAGCGGCTGCGGCACTGGCCGTTGGGGGCACAGCATGATGCGCCGCACAGGATTACGCGACCTGCTCAGGGAGCCGTTCAAGAAGCCCACCCCGCTTGAAGTGATCGCAACCGAGCTGGCTGAGGCCCATCTGGCCAAGCTCCAAGCTGAAACGGGGGTCGAGTACGCGCAGAGCATAGTTGACTACAACGTCAACCGAATCACACGCCTTAACGCACGACTGGAGGAATACAAATGAAAGATAACCAAGAGATGGCAAAAGACTACACGGACTGGCTAGTGAAGACAGGCGGCTACGCAAGGGACATGACCCTGCGTGACCACTTTGCGGGGCTTGTTATGCAGGCACAATTATCAATGCCGGAAATTAATTTAGCTATAAGCCAAAAAACTATAACGATAAAAAATGTTTGCGGAAGTTGTTATGAATGGGCAGACGCCATGCTCAAGGAGCGTGCCAAATGAAAACTACATGGCGAAAAATACTTGTAGATGCGATGGAAGAAACAAACGAATCTTTTGCCGACATTGAAAGCAGCACTTTGACAGAAGCGGAGCTAGACACAGAGTTTGACAACGGTTACGGTTTGTCAGAAGGCGCGCCGTTTACTGTATGGACAAAAAATCACGTTTACTTTCCTGCGGTGTACGACGGCGCAGAATGGGCGGCTTCCGTCTCCCGCAATCCAAACGGCCATGCAACTAACCACGTTGGGGGTGAATAATGAACGAAGCAGACAAAGCCTACATGAACAAAGAACCCGCCGAGATACACGACCCCGACCCTACGGAAGAAGTATTTGCGTCTTTCAAAGCGCTGATAGCGGTGCTGGCTGTAGTCGGTGCAATCGGAATGATCTTTGCAGCATGGTGGCACAAATGAACTACATTGAATTAGTAAAACTAGCTGATGTAGTTTTGCGAGATAAGTTTTCGTGGAAGCGTTTTATTGACGGCACTCCCTTGGTTAACGATCTACCTTTTTATATGGCTGACTTTGCTAGGGCAGCAGTGGCGCAAGAGCGTGAGGCTTGCCTCAAAATTATCAGGGAGTATCAAATACCCGTTGGCAGTTCAAGTGCTGGGGAAATAGCGTGTGAGATGACTTACGGCGCACTGAAGGATGTACATGATGACATCAAAGCAAGGGGAACAACATGAAAGAACAGCTTCTAATGCACCGCTGCGCGATCATGCGCCTCCGTGTTCGCGGGCTTAATACAAGACCAGAGCAATGGCAGGAAAAGCATATTCAACATTTGCTAGAAATGTGCGCTACGTTTGTACGAGAGTTAAACAAAGCGCAAGCGCATATTAAGTTGTTGGAAGATGAAATACACGCAAGGGGAACAACATGAAAAAGATGACAAAGTGGTTTCCCCCGCACATCAAGCCTTGTCGGACTGGCGTGTACGAAGTTAAGTTCACCCCAAAAGGTTTACATGAAAGTTATATGTATGCAATATGGAATGGCAAAAGGTGGTCACGGGTTGCCACTTACGAAGAAATGAAACGGTTCCACTCAAATTTTGCTGCCATACAAAACAAATATTGGCGCGGTTTTACGGAGAAACAGACATGACAGGCTACGAATCAAAACGCGCTATGGCGCAGGACAGGGTGAACTATGGAGCCAGCAGCAACTACCCACCACAGCCAGAGCAGGAGCCTGTGGCGTGGCGCACGTTTGATGGTGAAGGTGGCTACGACTATCGCTCGTATGAAGACAACGAAAATTATGCGGATAACTGGGATAAAAGAAATCCAAAGCACAAGGGTTGGGTTGACCCCCTTTACACCCACCCACCACAGCGCACATGGGTAGGGCTGACGACTGAAGATTGGTATGAATTTGCGAAGGCGCAACTTAGTTGGGAAGAGTTACTTATTGCGGCAGAAGCCAAACTCAAGGAGAAGAACACATGATTGACCTTTTGCGCAGAGCATGGGATGCGCTTGACACATTTAAACAAGCACATCCTGAAAACTGGCATGACGAAGACGAACAAGTATTAAAAGACCTTATAAGAGCAGACCTCAGTTTGTCGGGTGTAAAACTTAAATGGGTAGACCTGACGGATAAGGAGATTGATGCTATCTATTTGCAACACCACAACCAGTACGACGAATGTGAATCACCTAACTGGGGTTATGAACGCGCCATCGAAGCCAAACTAAAGGAGAAAAACAATGATTGAAGAAGCGTTGATAGACGGGTTTGAGTCAAGAGCGATTGGTGCTATCGGTATCAAGATAACAAAGGAACGAATTGAGTTTTCTTCCGATACTGGGTTTGGGCGTTTGCTAACAGACCCACGGATGACAGACAACGGGCAAACAGTCGGTGAGCGCAACAGGGCTTGGCTCCATGCAAAGCTGGATGCGTGGCTGGACGGCACTTTCGAGGAAAAGAACGGTGCGTAAGTCAACCCATACCGTCATCCGCGCAGCGCTTAGGCAAATGCCTGACGGGGCCACCCTCGCCGTTATCAGCGCCATAACGGGCCTGCAACGTGACACCGTGCGCCAAGCCCTGCCCTGCATGCCCGACGTGTACCTAGACCGCTGGGAGCTGGCCGCTAAGGGGCGCCTGCGCCCCAGCAGCACCAGCGTACCGCAGTGGCGCGCTGTGTACATCGCCGTGCCCATACCGCCCAACCAACCACACCCAACCAAGGGAGACGAACATGTTCGATAACAACCAAAAGCAGCGCCTGCGTGACCTAGCGTGGCGCCCGGGCGAGCCCAAACCGGACTACACCAAGGCCAACGTGCGCCTAGAGGCCTACACGCAGGAGCTGCAAAGGCAGTACGCCGAGCTGTTCCACAACAAGGACACGCTATACAAGCGCGTGTTCATGGACCGGCCCCGGCTCACGATCCCCCACAGCCACTCAGTACACGACTACCACAACTCCACACTCAAGATGATCGAGAGCACACAATGACCGGAATCGAAGAAGCCATCCACGCCGTGGGCTCGCAGGCCCAACTGGCCGACATCCTCGGCTGCACCCAGCAGAACATCTCCATGATGCTCAGGAAGGGCTACGTGCCCACCAAGTGGGTCAGGGCCGTGGAGCAGGCCAGTGGCATCCCCCGCGAGCGCTTGATCAACCCGGCACTGGCAGAGCTGCTGGCGCCCACCGATATCTGATAGACTGTTGGTGAGGATAGGGCAGCGCGCCCGAAAAGACGGCTCCTTTACCGTCCTGCCTCACCTCTCTACTTAAAGGCTTTGCAAAGGCAAGTACATGACCAAGACCCTCAAGAGTGCGCCAATTACATTGGCCAGCACCTACCCGCTCGTCGAAACAACATCAGATTACTTTATCCCGCTGTGCCCCAAGTGCGGCGAGACGTACACGCACCAAAGTTCGGTGCATATTTACAACCGCAACGCCGAAGACGCTTTAACTGGCCGTTACACGTTTTGCGATGGCACTAAAACTATTGCGATACAAGATGGTTTAATGACCGACAACCCCAGCCGCAGACGCAATGGTTTGTCAGTCGAAATGGACTGCGAACAGTGCGGCCCTGTGGGGCGCCTTGCCGTGTTCCAACACAAGGGGCAGACACTCATCGGCTGGCAGAAGTAAGGGAATGGCCATGCAAAATTCAGGTCAGGGGCGTCCCCCAATTGGCCGGGTATTCAACCCCGGCAACATCCCCACCGAGCTCAAGGCCCTGCGCCGTTGGGCGCCTTGGAAGGCCATCTGGAACGAAGAGCGCGGCAAGTGGGACAAGGTGCCCTACCGCCCCGAGGGCTACGGCCTGTCGAGCATGCAGCCCGACCGCTGGGTCAGCTTTGAGGAGGCGGTGCGCGCCTTTGACACCGGGGGTGGCAAGTACAGCGGCGTGGGGCTGGTGCTCACTGGCATGACCGACGTGGTGGGCATAGACCTCGATAGGTGCATCACGGACGGCCAGATCGCGCCATGGGCGCAGGAGATCATCGACTCGGTGGACAGCTACACCGAACTGAGCCCCAGTGGCACAGGGCTGCGCATACTGGCCCGTGGGTCCATCCCCGAGGACGTGCAGGACAACACGGTGGGCATCGAGGTCTACAACGGCCACAAGGGCCGCTTCCTGACGGTCACGGGCGACGTGCTGCGCGACTTGCCGGTGAGCACGCCGCATCCCGACATTCTGACCGGGTTGTACACGCAGTACCGCAAGGCCCGCACGAGCGCCAAGGTGATCTCGCTGGTGATGCCCGAGCTGATACACGAGCTGGCCCTGCCGGACGTGCAGGACATGGACATATCGCCCACGGCCAAAGAGTTCCTGACCAGTGGCCCAGACATCACTGACGACCGCTCGGCCTTGCTGCATGCCACGGGCGTGCAACTCTACAGCGCCGGGTACAGCGACTCTATGGTGTTTTCCATTCTGGCCAACAACGATTACGCCTTTGAGATCGCCTTAGCCCATCGGCAACAGGACGGCGACCGGGCCATGACGTACTTGTGGGTCGAGCACTGCCAGAAGGCCAAGCCCAAGGCGATCACCAAGGACTCGATCCTCTCAGACTTTGACGACCTCACCAGCGACCCGGAGGTGGCTGAACAACTAAAAAAGTCCGAGGACCGGTTCAAGCTGGAGACCACCGAAGAGTTCATCGTGCGCCGCAAGGCCTCATGGATCATCAAGAACGTAATCCCCAACGCCAACTTAGGCGTAATTTACGGGGCTTCCGGCTCGGGCAAGTCGTTCTTTGCTTTTGAGATGGCGGCTGCCATCGCCCGAGGCATTGAGTGGCGTGGCCACAAGACCACCAAGTCTAAGGTCTGCTGGGTGGCCGCTGAGGGCCAAGAGGACATGCGCAAGCGAGTGGCCGGGTACTGCGCGCACCACGGCGTTGATCCCAAGGAGCTGACCAACTTGTACTTTGTGGCTAATGCGCCAAACATGATGGAGCTCACCGATGCCCGCGCATTGGTAAAGCAGATACGTATACAAGGCGAGTTTGATCTGGTGGTCATGGACACGCTGGCTCAGGTCATGCCCGGCGGCAACGAAAATTCTGGCGAGGACATGGGCAAGGTGCTGGGGCACTGCAAGGAGATCACCCGGCTTACCGGGGCCATGGTTGAGCTAATACATCACAGCGGCAAGGACGAGTCCAGAGGGGCGCGGGGCTGGTCAGGGCTCAGGGCAGCCTGCGACTTTGAATTTGAGGTCATCCGTGCCGATGAGGAGCGCGTGGCCATTATTACCAAGCTGAAAGGTGGCGCCGATGGTGGCGAGTTTGGCTTCAGATTAGAGACCATCGTGGTGGGTGAGGACGAGGACGGCGACGACGAGACGACCTGCGTTGTGGGCTTCACCGATAGCAGTCGGTCATCGGTAGCGGTGTCGCAGGGACCTACTGGCAAGACCCAAAAGGCGATCATGGATCAGTTTAAGACCTTGGCAGACTTGGACACAAATGGTGCCGTGACGGAGCACGAGCTGGCGGTCGTGGTGGCCGCTGGTCGGAAGTTTGACCCCACGCCGGGTAAGCGCGATAAGCGGGTGGATAACGCAAAACGCGATATTCGGGCCGTTATTTCAGGTGGCTTTTTGCAAATGGACGCGGTCGGTCGTCTCAGTTTGCCCTCCGCATGAGTTTGCAAGCAAATGCGTATTTGTAATTTTTTACTGGATCAGATTGGATAAAAATGGATCAGATCCAAATTGATCCAAGGGAAAACTGGATCGGATCGGATCAATCCCCTTTAGGGGTTGATCCATTGATCCACGCCAAACAGATCCGATTTGCAATTATTTGCAAAAACTATCGGTGGAAGGAAAACAATAGAATTATTTTACAAAAAAGATGTTGTAACAACAAAAAGCTGTGTATACTTCAGCCATCGCAGCAAAAACTGCGGTACATCCTAAACACACACATATCGGAGTATCAAAATGGCTAAAGCAAAACTGGTGGTGGAATTGAACGAAGGCTCTGTGGACCGTCTGGGCGTCTTGCTCGCACAAATCGCTGACCTTACCAAAGAAGCAGACGCGATCAAGGACGCGATCAAGCTGTCGGGCCAGTCCATTGAGGGCAACCTCTTTAAGGCCACCTTGGTGGACATGGACCGCAAGGTGTTTGACAAAGAGTTCTTCGTTGCCCAAAACGGCGCCGAGGTCTACGATGCCTACACAAAGAACACGTCGTGCATCTCGGTGCGCGTCACATCCCGTTAAACCCCCCGCCCCCTCGCGGGGGCTTTTTGAACCTAGGAGTACATCATGATCCGTTACGCAACATCTTCCCAGCAGTCCAGCTTTCGTAGCCAGTCTGCCTTGTCCAACGAGCAGATCGCCTACCACGCCCCCAGCGTGATGGCCAGCGAGGCCCACGAGAGCCGTGGCGATCGCTACAGCTTCATCCCCACGATCCAAGTGATCGACGGCCTGCGTGCCGAGGGCTTTCAGCCCTACGAGATTCGCCAGACCAAGGTGCGCGACCAAGCCAAGCGTGAGCACACCAAGCACATGGTGCGCATGCGCCACGCCAGCTCCATCGCGGCAGACGAGGTCCCCGAGATCATCCTCTTGAACAGCCACGACGGCACTTCGAGCTACCAGATCATGTCGGGCGTGTTCCGCTTCGTGTGCTCCAACGGCCTGATCGCTGGCGACATGTTCAACAACATCAAGGTGCGTCACAGCGGCAACGTGGTGGGCGACGTGATCGAGGGCGCCACCCGAGTGCTAGATGACGCCAAGCAGATCGGTAGCCGCATCGACGAGTACAAGTCCATCACCCTTGACTACGACGAGCAGCAGGCCTTTGCCCGCTCGGCCCTGCAAATTCGCTGGGGCGATGAGAAGCCCGTGCAGGCCAGCCGCCTCTTGCAGCCCAGCCGCTGGCAGGACCGTCAGGACGACCTGTGGACCGTCTACAACCGGGTCCAAGAGAACATGATGAAGGGCGGCGTCCCCGGGCGCAGCGCTACTGGCCGTCGCACCACCACCCGCGCTGTGGGCGGCGTCTCCGAGAACGTCAAGCTCAACAAGGCGCTGTGGACCCTTGCAGATACCATGGCGGCGCTCAAGCTGGACAAGGCCACCGACCAGTTCATCGCGGCCCACGAGCACGCCTACTTGTAACCCCAACGGCCCCCTCGGGGGCCACAACCCGAAGGAGAGCACCATGGAATTTTCGACACTGACGCTGGAGGAGCGCGAGCGGCTGGCCTACATTGGTGGCGACACCAAGCTGGCCCGGATGCTGGCCGACCAGATCGAGCTGGAGCACGAGCTGGACGAGGCGCTGGACGAGCAAATTAAGTTGAACAACGAGCTGGACGAGAAGGCGTACAAGTCATGAGATACCGCGAGCACTACACCATCCACAAGCCCATGAAGCCGCTGCCCTACGCCATCACTTGGCTGGCTCTTACACTTGCCTTTGCCGCACTCGGCGTAACCCTTGCCTACTGGATGTGATCATGGCCACCAAAACCCCTAAAACAGCCCAAAACGAGCCCGAAGCCGTCACGGAGTACCGTATGCCCACCGAGGTGGCCGACTGGATCAAGCAAGCGGAGAGCCGCCTTGCCTACCTGACCACCACGGTGGCCCGGCTCAAGGAAGATAACGCAAGCCTGCGCAAGGCCAACAAAGTCATGGAGGCCCGCGTCATGGGCCAATCACAGGAGTAGATCATGGACTTTGAACCAACCCAACAAAACTTGCGCGACATCCACGAGCAGGCCGTAATAATCGAAGACATGTTCAAAAAACATGCCGACAAAATCAGAGACGAATTTGGTGTAAAAGTAGCCCTAAATGTTTTTTTTGAATGCGGGCGTTTCCACTATTGCTCTGGGACTGGCGTTTATCAAAGACGATGAAGTAGAACGGCTTGCGGCTTTGATACGGGTAATTATGGCCATCGGAACTCAGATGCAAATTATGTTAACTGAGCAGCAAGCTCAAGAAATAATCAAAAAAGTAATGGAAAAAAAGTAATGGAAAAAAAAGAACTATCCCCCCTCGCCCGGCAACTGCTTGGCCACGCCAACGTCATGCCGATGTTCACCCAGAAGGAGTTCGACCGGGAGCTGGCGCAGGCCAAGGCCGAGATCATGGCCATCGCCATCCAGACCACAAGGCAGGCCATCGCCATTGAGCGCGAGGAGTGCGCACGGCTGGCCGAGGAGTGCGTGGACATCGAGACGTTGGCCGACAGCATTAGGCAAAGGCTATCGAAGCGGGTGCATTGATAGAAATGTTTTTCTGTGGGCGTGATACAAACTGTAACTTTGTGTTACAGTAGAGGCGTTGGTTAGTTCCGACCAACATATACACACAAAGGAAAATGTTATGCAAACAGAGAAGCAAAAGCAAGCAATGCTCAAAGCGGCGTTGAACATTGACGAGCTGGCCTATGACTTGGACAACATCTCAAACGATGACGGAAAACCTGTCGAAGGCTACACGCAAGCCGAGATCGTTCACGAGGCCCGCTACGTTCTGGAGAAGTTCCACGACGAAATTGGTGGGCACTGGAACAACTACGATTTGCGTGGTGAGAACGGATCAGAACAACAAAAGTGGGCACGTGGTGAGGTCCGCAAGCTCAACGCATTTATCAAGAAATACGAGTAAGACATCGGGGGCCATGGCCCCCGTCTTTACATAACTTTACAATTGGACCTAACACATACAACAAAAAGGTTGTATACTCTACTCACACCAACACACACACACGGAGTACATCATGCAAACTAGCCACATCATCAACGAAGACGCATACGACGCGGCTGTCAAGCGCAACATCCTTGCCAACGCCCGTAAGACGTTCTTGGCCACCGTTCCCCGCGCCGAAGAGATCATCTTCGCCGTTGGCGCCGGTTACTCTGACAACGGCAAGTACGCCGAGGGCTTCATGGGCTCCATGGCCTACTCACTGGACACCTACGGCAAGCTGACCCCTGCGCAGTGCGCGGCGGTCTTGAAGGGCATCGACGCCCGCGCTACCCGCAAGACAGAGTGGGCCGACCAGAAGGCCGCTTTGAACGCCAGCCGCGTCCACTTGGGCACCGTGGGCGCCAAGCTAACCGTCACCATCACCATCGCCCACATGGTGGTGCTGGAGGGCATTTACGGTACTTCGTTCCTGTACATCTGCGAAGACGCGGACCAGAACGTGGTCATCTACAAGGGCACCTCGGCCACGTTTAGCTTTACCGCCGACGGCGCTGTGCGCGTCAAGGGCGACAGCCTGACCATCACCGCTACCGTGAAAGAGCACGGCGTGCGCGACGGCGTCAAGCAGACCGTCATCCAGCGCCCGAAGGTCATCGCTTAACAAACCCCCGGGGCCTCGGCCCCCTCCTACACACCCACACCCGGAGAACACCATGGACAACCCCCTAGAATTTCACATCAAGGCCCCCGAGATCGACGGCGACAGCATCTTCGTGGAGCAGTACGACGACGGCGTCTGGCTCTCTATCGCGGGCCTACAGTCGCGGATGTACACGATCCTGCCCGTGGCCCAAGCCACGCAACTGCGCGACGCGCTGGACGCGATTTTGAAGGCCATGGAGGTGACAGCATGATCATCCGCACGTCCCCACAGTACCCGCCCATCCCCGTGCGCGACTTCGATTGGCAGGCCTACGAGCCCGGCTACGAGCCCGGCGACGCGCTGGGCCATGGCGCCACCGAGGAAGAGGCCGTAGCCGAGCTGCTGGCCGCTTTGGAGCTGCCTGCTGACACGGCCTACACAATCGGCTAAACTTCGCCCCACACGCGCTGAGAGATGCGCTAAGGGGCACAAATGGCAACTGGTAAGACAAAGCACGCGGGAGGCCGACCATCGCTGT